AAAACGCCCTTGATCTCCTTGATAAATCGCCCAATCCACACCCTGATCGCCTTTGGCGGCAAAAACATTTATAGGCAACAAAAAAAGAGCTACGAGAGCTCCTGCTAAAATTTTCTTTTTCATTCGTTTACTCCTTATCTTTTAAATTGTAAGCTGATACCCCTGTAATTACTCCTAAAAATGTTGCTACTGCATTGATAGTGAGTACTGTCATGTCTGTTCCATTCCATCCATATGCTTTTCCTAACGTGGCTACTAAAACAGATGCAGCTGGTAAAACTGTTAAAACCGTCCATTTAATGACTTGATAATACTTATCGGGTAAAATCATTTCTTCTCGCCTCCTTTACAATTTAGTCAAGAAATAGCCAATGATTGTAATGCCTAAGCCAATCATATAGCCCCAAGCCCATTTATTATTGTTCTTCATTTCCTTGATGTCTTCTGCATTGTTTAGTGCTACTGAATAGGCTTTATCTGCCAAATCTTTTGCACTATCAGCCTTTTCTCTAAGTGATTCGTAGTTGTCTAATTTTGTTTCAATTCTTACTAATCTCTCCACAACGTCTTGGAGCGCTTCTTCTTTCATGTTCCACCAACTTTCCAACAAAAAAAGCACATCAATTAAGATGCGCTCTCTTCTTTGCTAATGATTTCATCTGCTTCTTCGTCTGTTATGCATAGTGGAACAAATTCACGAACTTGATCGTCAGTAAAACAGCCCCAATCATACATCATTTTCACATCGCTAAAACTAAACATACTACTCACCTCCCTTTGAAGCTGGATTTAGTTGCTCTTTAATTTCTTTAATATCCTTGCTGTTTTGAAGCGAAGCAAGCATTGTCTTTGAATTGATTTGTGCTAAACTGTCAGCTTTTTCTTTCAAGGCAGTGTTTTCCTGTTTAATTGCTACATCGTTTAGCATGAGTTTGGCATTTAGCTGTTTTAGATTGTCGTTTTCATGTTCCAGAGCCTCGTACATCGCTTTGAGATTGTTTAAATCGTTGTGATCCAGTGTGTTCGCTAAAACAATCCATTGGTTCAATTTAGGATCAAACATCTGATCAGCGATCGTTAACGGTTCGCCATCAGCACGTACCCCTTCAAGTGGAGGCTGATCTGTGTAAGGAACGGATACAAGCATGTCGTCCAACACTTTTCCTGCGTACTCTCCGCCAGTACGTCCATATTTCCAAATGTTTTTCATTCATTTCACTCCTAGTCTATATAGTATTGAATTGGTGCTAAAAACAAGTTGACTGTTCCCCTAAATGAAGGTAGACCGCAAACGCCGTTCGGTCGGATATAAGCCATCCCGCCATTGTCTAAAGTATTGCTACTTTGTGGTGGTAACAAGAATTGATACTCATAATTATCAGTTGGATTACTTGGTCTAAATCCTTCTGGAATCGTACAAAAATCTTGTGTACTTAGCGTGCTACCTTTTAATGATCCACGGAACATTACTAGTTTTCCAATTCTCCTGATTTGTCCCTGTTTGTTCCATGAGTGACCATTGATTGCTGTTAGATTTACCCATCCTGTATCTTCTGGAACTGTAGCAACTTCTTTACCTGCAATCTGCAACCCATCCTCAAAGTTTTTTAAACCTTCAACTGACTGGGGTTCGGTCAAACTAACCGTATTATTCAAGCTTTTTTCAGTATATTCAGGTGTTACATCCCAACTGTAATCATTCGGATTGTTGCTGTCTTTCAAGCCTTCACCGAAGTATTTATATTCACTAATATTTGGTGTTCGTGTGTCGCCTTCCTCTAGTTTTAACCACTTAATTGTACATTGTCCTACAGTTGTGTTTGGTACTTGATAAATCTGCACTTGTGGGCTAGTAGGGTGTGAATCAGTACTTGCGGTAAATGTTGCAGACCAAATATCAGTTAACCCTTCTACTGGCTTCAAATCACCAAACCCCCATGGACTTCCTGTAGCTTGCGTAAAAAATGGTCTAAAAACCTGTGTTGTTGGCTTAGTTCCTTCCAGTGTGATGGTATACTTCTTGCCTTTTACCATTGGTTTGGTGTTATAGGTTTTAATAAGATAGTTACTATTAGTAACTGGTTGTTGTGATTCTGGTTTAATTAGATTTTCACCCAAAGCCACCTTGCTCAAATAATATGGAGCATTGAGTAGATTAGGTTGGTATGGCGTAGCTATTGTACCAATTTCTAACTTAACGTCATAGCTGACACTAACCGTTCCTTTATCTTCACTATTAACTGAGAATATTTGAACATAACAATTTGTCATACCAGTTAAATCAGCTTTTGTTGTCCCAGTAAATGTATGAGTGATCATTTTATCGCGTTCTACATTTGCTGGTAGTAATCCATTAATGGGTATTTCTGTACCGCCAGATTCATTTAAATATCTAAGCCTAGCCCCTATAGTATTGGTCTCCCCAGTCCAATCTGAACCAACACTCATAGTAACGGTTAATGCGTACGGCGTAGATGGTCGTAAAGCAGTTATAAGATACCTATTATTAGCTTCCGCTGTGCGCGGAATACCTAAGCCAAGCGATAATATGTCGCCGGCATCAGCTGTTCTAGTTTTAGTATGAGTTATAACCCTTTTAACACTATCTTTAACTGTATCTCCATTAGCTAACAAAGACCCAACCCACGGGTCTGTAATATATGGCATTAAATTCGGATTCCCCGAATAATCATAGTTCCCGAAGTTGATGCTGTTACTGTACATCTTTTTCAGCTTGCCGAGATCACCGATTTGCTGATTGGTTTGATCAATACGATTATTTGCCTTATCAATATTAGTATTGAGAGTTGCGACATCTTGATTGGCTTTCGTAATTTTGTCGTTTGTGTCTTTTACTTTCGCATCAATCTGCGTTTCGGATTCCGCAATTTTCTGTTCAATCTCTAACTTTCCATCAGCTAGAATTTTTTCGATTTTATCAATGGTCTGACTGAAACCATTGAAATAATAATCTTCTAGTTCTGGCGTACTATCATCAATTGGACTGCGTTTGATGTAAAAAGTAAAACGACCAGCTGTATCTAACGAGCGGTCGTCTGGGAAATCAATATATACGCTACCTTCTACTTTACCGACATATCCTAAAATATTATCTTCTAATACGATAGACACAATGCCATTCACACGATCATCAATTGTCGCAAGATAGTCATGTTTACCATATCCACCTTCTGCAGTTGCAGATTTAAACATCAAGCGAATTGGAACAGTCGTCCCTTCTGGGAGACTCTGAGGAACGCCGTTTTTCCGAACTAACTTCATTCGAAGCTTGGCTGTTCCTCGATCATGCGACCAAAAAACAACATTCGTCTGAATCGGATTGATTGCTTCTGCTTGAATGGAAATGATTGAATCGTTAGCTTTATACACCATTAACCAAACACCGTTCCTTTCTTAATGTATAGACCACAACCAGTAACTTTCGTTTGCGTATCAGCAAAGCTAGTGGGCGGCTCGCGGCGTATCAAGCCATCGTCAGATTGCGCACCAACTACATTCTGTGAGCCGACAATATCACTGATAAGAATCGTTCCCATGAATTTTGCTCTGATAGCAATGTTTTGTTTATAAAAATACGTTCCATTGTAAACATGACACTGTGAAGTGCCATTTATACATATCCCCATTGATGCAGTATTTCGATTATCATTTGCAAATTTACATTTCACAACTGACATATAACCGCTTTGATCAGCTAACAACTGATAGATACTACCTCCGTATTCAGGACCATTAACAGTATCGACAAATTGTAATCCACTAACCTGAATATAGCCACGGACATAATAAAATGCGATACTTCTAACCTTAACTGGCAAATCCGAGGTTGAAACATCAATGTTATCTATGCTGTCTCTACATCGTACATATACTGATGTCACGTTAACATTTTTAAGAACAGCATCTTCCAAATATATACCGGAATCAATCCATATTGTGACTGATGGGATGGTGATCAAAGGTACTTGGTTGAAAGCCATTTGAATAGTCGCAAACGGATTCTCTTCTGAGCCATCTCCAGTTTGATCGTTTCCTTTATCTGCAGAAACATAAATATTTATTTGTGCGGCTGATCCACCAATAATCTGTTCAATACTATCATTTAACTGTCCTACTTGACTTTGAGTATTTTGTTGTTTACTCTGCACTTCGTCAATCTCTTTCCTAAACAGTCGTTCAGATGCAAGTAATCGGTCTTGAAGAACATTATATGATTGGCCCTTATAATCTACTCGCCCATCCACTACTTCGTTAGGAGAATCACCGCCTGAATGAAGCACGAGATTATCAATACGACTGTTCGTTGATTTGTCTTGATCAGACAATTTCTTTTCAAGATCATTGAGATAGTCAATATTTTTATTAAATTTCTCTTTCCATTCTGCAGAAATACGATTACTAATTAATTTTAATAATCCCATCAAACCACTCCTTTCTTCGTCATTTCAGCAAGTATCGCTGTCATTGTTTTCTTTGTGTTGCTTAATGTGATTTCTGGCGGCTTATTTGGTATCGCTGGATACGTCTTGATTCCTACCACTTGAATGTACGTATTGATATTCAAAGGTTCATAAACGAATGAAACGTGATCGCCTTTTTCGGGACTGATTTTCCATTTCAACGTTACAGATCCCGAAATACTTGGATAGTCTTGCAAGTCTGTCTTTAACCGCTCGAGCATATTCCCTGATATGGTATATCGTTCATCCTTAACAGGGTCTTGTATTCGAATTCCCCATTTTTCTGATTCCGGGCTCGTATAAGTGATAGGAGTAAACACATAATCACTGTCTTTAGGATCCTCAGTATTTGCGACATCTTTCAGTTTTCCATAGCCTTTGATTTGCGTCTTCAAGGAATACGTATCAATATCAAACGATACTTCATCTGTATTGTACTTATAACGAATCTGTTCTTCCGTTCGCTGGCCATACTCACTAGCGGGATAGAAAGTTAGATGTTTATTATTCGGAATCACAACTGCATTATAGTCAGACAGAATCTCATTGATTAGCTTCAAATAATTCGCATTACCGAAGTTTTCTTGTTCAACGGTAAGGAATTTTTTGTTTGGATCAATGACTTCCCATGTAAAGCCGCGACTACCGGAGCTAAAAACATGTGTCAGTAATTGACTAATAGATCTTGCACCAGTCACTGTATTGTACTGATAGCCATCTTGCACTGTGTAATAAATATGCGTAGCGACCACTTGCTTCGTTAATGATTTTCCGATAGCGCCACGAGTCATTTCTTTGATCACAAATTCCTGTCCGTTGTAGAAAACAGAAGACTCATATTCGACTAAATCAAATACTTCCTGATTCGACGAATTGTTGGTAACAGTAAAGCCAATCTCCCACGTTTCATTTTGTTGCCAGTTTTCATAAAAAGAACCCTTGTCATAGTCGACAAGGATTTCTTCTTTGGTTTGTTCATAATTTCGAATAATTAAATCAGTCAATCAATCACCTACTTATACAAGAATCGGAAATCCCACGAAGATTTCACTCGAGTAATATTTTGAATCTCGATTTCATTGACTCCCTCAACCAAATTGATCAGACCGTGATTCGTATTGATTCCACAACTTACACCGTTCAATTTTGGAATCACGCCATCCAAGACTAATGTCTGTCCGAGATTCGTAGAAAGCGATGGATAGTAAATAAAACGATCGCCAGTTGTTTTATTAAAGATCGTTACATTACCTTCTGATTCCCCTTCTAATGTGATCCGTAGATAATGTTCACGTGGATCAATTTCAAAGCTTCCAGCATTGTAAATAATGAAGTGACTCGTCTGATGCGTGTACTTGTAATCTTCCGCCACTAGACCTTGCGAGAACTGCCATTCTTCCTCTAGGTTAAAATCAGACAAAGTAGTGGCGATGGATTCAGCACTCCCTGATGGAATATTAAAGGTTATTTCTATCGTAGAATAATCGTTCTCTTCCTCAGTAATTTCGAAATTTGTTGGATTTACTTTAAATCTTTTTCCTGGACTTAAATCATAGGAAATGTCATATTGATAACCAACAAAAATTAGCTCATAGAACTCTGTTAATAGCAGTTCTTTATCATGCTTATTTTTGTAAAAGATATCAAAAGTCAGCACTAATTCAAAAGGACGAAAACTAGCATTAGCTTCTCTGTTACCGTTCGTCCCTTCGAAATCTTCGTAATTCACTTCATACACTGGTGCTTGACGTTTGATTTCTTTACATACAATTTTTTCTTTTCTTTGCGGATCAAACAACTTCCCATTTTGATTGAACTGTAATTTGTAAAACAATTATCAAACACCTCCATTCGTATAGCGAAGTTTATTCAAATCAGAGCCCATATAATGATTAGCAGCTTGCCCAATGTCAGAAGACTTGAGACTTAAATCTTTTCCAAGAATCGCTCTAAGAATCATCATTAACTCATTATGCTGTTTTTGTTGCTGCTTAATCAAAGTTACAAGCTCTGCTGAATTATCACCTGTATTTGTAGTGTTGGAGCGTTTCTTGTCATCACCAGAAAGGAAAGCTAATGCTTGACCCATCAATTCAATAGCTCTTGTTTTTCTTGTCAATGGAATAACCATTTCTGGTTTATTTCCTTCTCCTGCTCGATATAGTCCGTCTTTGGTAATCAATCCGCCATTAGCATATCCATGTCCTTTCCCGATAACTTGCAACATACCTGCAACTCCGTAACGTTTCTTAGCATAATTGATTGCTGCTAACATGTTATCAAATCCGTTCATAATATTTCCGTGACCAGGAAAAGCGTTAGCTGCAAAAGTTCCGGGTTTCGTTTGAAGTAATCCTGTTGCATTGCCTTCAGCTAGTCCATCATTGCCGCCGATTGCTTTCTCATTACCACCAGATTCCGTTTGGATTTGGGACATCCAGGCATTTATATAAGCTGCTGTAGCTGGTAATCCATTCATTTTCAATGCTTTAGACACATAAGAACGCCAGCGTGCAACACCACTTCCTCCTACTCCTCCATTGAATATATCACCAGAACCCATCGAACCGTTTAAATGAATATGATCGAAGTGATCGCCATCTGGCCAATTCGTCCATTGTCCGCTTGACCCTGTTCCAGATAATCCCATGCGGTCACGTACACGTCCATTCGTAATGACATACGCAATTTTTGAAGGGAATTTTTCAAAAGTGTAATTTGCTGCTGCTGTATATCTCGGATCTCCAGAAATACCTGGATAAGCCAAGTCGATAGCTTGCCGTTTTCCGTGATAGTAAGCATCTCCTGCTCGATATCCAGAAGTTACTGTAAGTCCGGGGAACTTACCCATTACTTTCTGTGCAACATCAACTAAATATTGATAAACACCATTGGCATTTACTGCGCCATCAAAATTGCCATGAGTGAAGAATTCACTTAATTTTGATTGAAGCATTGTATTTGCAGCTTTGGACATTAATGACGTTCCTGATTTAGTCATATCAAGCCATGGTTCATTAATGCCTGAAAAGTCAACTTTGCTAGTTAAGAATTCTAACATCCTTTTTTCATCATCTAACAAATCAACAATATCTAAATTGCCAATACCTTTTTCGTAGTGTGGAATATTTAAACGTTCCTTTAATTTCTTTGTTAAAGAAGCATTTAAGACCTGAGCACCTTTAGGCAAATTAACAAGAAGGTCTCTACCTTTGGCAATAAAACCACGTCCATCTGGCATCTGAACATATTCTTCGTGAACTAGGCCTTTTTGATCATTAATCATAGCAAGTCCACCAGGATGTCCATCAGTTCCCTTAGCGTATTGTGGAATTGGCCAGTTTCCGATATTCTTACTTGACTCGACTTCCTTAAGCACATAGTTAACTCCCGATATGACGCCATTAACCCCTTTGCCCATACCACCAACCATTGTATTAGCGACATTGTTCATTGTAGTAGAAAGAGAATTACCTAACGAATTCATTCCGTTTATTAAAGATTGCAACAAGAATGTCCCTGCATTGTAAAAACCACCACTTTTAGAACGAAGGTTGTTAATCGAATCGTTACCAAGCTGATTTACACGGGCTATGAATGATCCATACAATGAATTCCAACCATTAAGATTATTTTGCTGCCACGTTCGGCCATTGTTGTACATAGGAGTGTTGTAGTTTCTAAGCGTGACCATTGCTTGATTACAAAATGAATTGATTGTAGCAATAAAGGTCCCAGTTAAACTATTCCATCCATTCAGTAAGTTCTTATTCCATGTTGCTCCTTGCGTATAATTAGGATTGTTTTGAAGTTTTAGCGCATTGAGATAGTTTGTAATAAAAACCATTTCACTATTCATATATTGAGGAACCGCTGAGTTCCAACCATTCATTAGATTAGTTAACCATTGAGCTCCAATTCCTAGATACTGATCTGATTTTTCTGAAAGACTGTCCGGAATAATCGGATCGGCAACTTTTGTTTCATCTGATAGTTTAGTATCTTTAGCATCAGTCGTTCCTGCCATCAGTTGAGTTCTCAATACCGTCGTTAGCTCGTTAATAGCTAAAATTAAAGCATCTAAGTTTAGCGTAGATGAAACCGTCGTTATGTTTCCTATACCATCAGCATATTTAGGCACTAGACGTTTAGTTTTAGTGGCGTTCAGTACTTTCGAACCTCTTGGTAAGTCTAAAACGACATTACGTCCTTTAGGTATAAAAGCTTCTCCGCTCGGCAAGGTTATAAGCTCTTCATAAGTAGGTCCTTTTTGATCGTTTACCATAGCTGCTCCGCCAGGATGGAAGTTCGTTCCTTTAGCATTAGGCATAGGACCTATAAAGTCAGCTGATACAGTTTTAGTAATTTTATCTGGTATTTTTGTTTGGAAGATGTTGAACGCTTCAAATGCATCTTTAGCAGCTTGTGAAGCCTCATCGTGTCCTACTGCAGTTTTATCATTAGGAAAAATATTTTTGTTGTAATTCTCTATAGAGCTTTTTGCCCCATTGATTGCCTCTTTTAAATTAACGTTATCTCCATATAGAGTTTTAAGAAGTGGCATAACTTTGTTATATTCTTCTACACTTACAGTCCCGTCTTTCACTTTAGCCAGTAAATCAATATTATTACCAAGCAAGTTTTTAACTGTGTCTGGAATTGCTTTCCATGCATTCCATGATTCTTCTGAAGCGAATATTTTGTTTGCTAAGTCAGTATTGTCAGCTAACATATATTTTTGATTATCTGGTAATTGAGTCCATCTTCCGTATATTTCTTCTGAAGATAAAACAGTGGTAGCTAAATCTTCGTTATCTGCAAGTAATCTTTTCTCATTATCAGGAAGGTTTACCCATTGATTCCACATTCTGTCAGATGATAAAAGAACCTCTGTAAATTTAGTATTATTAGCTGAAAGAAACTTTGCATTAGATGATAACTGATTCCAACGTTTAAACATTTCTTCGGAATTAAAAAGTTTTGTAGAAAAATCTGAGTTATCTAATAACAATTCTTTTGTGGGGTTATCTAATTGAGCCCAACTATTTAATTTTTCTTCTGATCCATCGATAGCATCGTATACTTTATACGCATTCAAATCTAAATCTTTCACTTGAAGTTTGTAAGTATCCCATAATCCCAAATTCATGAGAGTTTCACCCATAACTTCAGGAGTATTTGAAGTTAGGATTGCTTCTTTAGAAGGAATATCTAACTCATTCCATTTACCAGCATTTTCTAAAGCCTTGTATACATTTTTAGAACACTCATCTTCTAATAATGCTTCTTTTTCTTTCCATTCCATATCATCCCAATAACCATTTTGTACTGCCGCTATGGAAATGACATCTTTTGCGTTCGTTGTTAGTTTCGCATCATGAACAACAGGTTTCAGTTCATTCCATTTAGTGAAATCCTTCGTTGCTTCATTCACTACTTCTTGTACGTTAGTTTTTACTTTTCCTGTTTTTTCGTCTAAAACTAATCCATTCCAAGTTGATCCAGCATGCGTAGCCTCATCAGCTACCATACCAAGTTGTTCTGCCTTTTTTTCGGCATTATCTGCTATTTCATCCGATGTTTTCTTCGCTTGGGCTAAAATCTTTTCATTACTTTCGAGAAAAACTTTTGTATACTGACCAGTATTGTCCATAGCAGCTGCCGTTTTGCTAAATAATTGACCATTTGATAAACTCACTTCGTTAATCAATTGTGGATATTTATTTGTTATAGCAGCTATTTGGCTATCGAATCCTTGATTTGTAGTTTTGATGTAATCATTCATTTCATCTTCTAATGCATCAATGAATTCTTTACTTACTCCCTTTTCCTTTAAAGCCGCCTTTTTTTCTTCAAGCATTTGTCTATAATTTTCGGTAGTTGCAGCTTTTTGTTTCGCTAAAGATTGTAACCACGTCTTCGCTTCTTCTTCTGTAGCTTGTGCAACATCACCATTCATGGCTGATAATATCTTTTTTCTGTCTTTAGCAGAAACATCGAGCGTATCCACATACGCTTGAGAAGTTCCTTTCATTAGATCCTGTATCTGTTGTAGTTCTGAAACAGTCAAGTCTCTGTTCTGATTTGCGGCTCTTTCTCTGATTTTTTTTATTTCTTCATTGTTGTCTTTTATTTTAGAAAGAGATTGCCCTAAGGTTTCTTCTTCTGATTCAGCTACTTCTTTCATGGCATCCTGAACTGATTGAGGTAGCCCTTTTAGTGCATCGTCTAATGCCTTTATTCTACCTGTTAAAGATGTTTCTAAAGATGTTCCAGCGGTTGAGAAATTAGCCGCCATATTATTCGCATCATCAGCAGTAAATCCCTCTTTGAGAAGACCGAATTGACCATTTGCACCTTCAATATTCTTCTGTACTCCGTCAAGAGTACTATCTATTTCCTCACCGACATCTGTTCCCCATTGCTTTACTCTTTGCGAGGAATTCCAAGCTTCTTCACCAAATAATTTCCATGCTCCATAGCCAACTGCTAGTGCGCCACCAACGCCAACAATACCAAGTAGAGCAGGACCTAACAAACCTAGTGACGTTGTCATTGCGCCTATTCCGCTGGCGCCCGCAGCAGTACTTGCAGCACTAGCTGTTTTTCCCATCATAGGGACTAACCCGCCAATACCTCCAGCTCCTGATGTCTTTGCAGCTGCAGCACCAGCTGTTGTTACCGACGATGCAAAGGCATCCATAGCCTTCTTTTCTGCTGCTTTCGCTGCTAAATCAACAAGGCTTTTCGTCAATCTTCCAGTAGTTGAAGTAACTTTACCTATTACCGAAGTACCAGTTCCTAAAAGCTTCAGCGCTGGACCAGCTGCTGCTGCTAATCCAACCCATTTGATAATGTTTCTTTGTTGATCATCACTCATAGCTGAGAAAGCTTTCGCCATATTCCCTAAGTTTTTTATCAATGGTTTCGATACATTTAGACCATCACGCAACGCGTCTACAAATGGACCTCCAAGATCGATTGCTGTATCAATCACTTCGTTTTTCAACATCTTTAGCTTTGATTCAGTTGTTTCGTATCTTTTATTAGCTTCATTTGTTAAAGCTGTATTTTGTTTCCATGCGCCGTTTCCTTTTTCAATTGCTCCTTTGAATATGTCACTAGCATTTGCAGCTCTCAATAAACTGTCGCGTAGTCGAACTTCTTTTATATCCATGTCATCCAGAACTTTGATTGCTGAAGTCCCATGTTTTTCTGAATCTTTCAGCCCTTGAATGAACTTGATGATTGCTTCTGAAGGATCACTCTTGAACAACTTCTGAAATTGTTCACTTGTAACACCTGCCACATTCGCAAAATTTTCAAGCGAACTTTTCGAATTGTCCGCTTCTTTATACATTTTCTTTAAATCAGATGAAGTGAATCCCATTTGCTCTGATACTGCTTTTAACGATTTTCCACCGTCTCTCACAGCATTTACTAAATTAACCCACGGAACACCTTGTTCTTCTGCCATCTGTTTCAGCTGATCAAAAGCGCCAAATCCTTTTTCTACAGCTAGCTGCATCTGGATCATGACCTTCGAAAAGGCAGACCCACCCGCTTCAGCTTCGACACCAACAGAGGATAGAGCAGTAGCAAATCCTAGAATTTCGCCTTGGCTCATTCCAATCTGTTTACCAGCACCCGCTAACCGCAGTCCCATTTCAGTGATTTCTGATTCGGTTGTAGCAAAATTGTTACCTAGATCAACAATGACTGATCCTAATTTATCAAAGTCTTTTTGAGACATTTGGGTAATATTAGCAAATCGTGCTAAAGAAGTCGCAGCTGTTTCAGCTGACATATTAGTAGATTCGCCCATATCGACCATCGTCTTGGTGAAACTAACCACATTTTCTGTCTTAATCCCTAATTGACCTGCTGCTTCAGCAACGTTCGCTATTTCTTGGTGGCTCGCTGGCAATTTAGTCGCTAAATCACGAAGTCCTTTTTCTAAATCACTGTAGGAGTAAACTACGTTCCCATTCGAGTCTACAACTTCATCGTTTGTCTTTTTTACACCTGCAAAAGCACTTTCCCATGAAATAGCTGCAGTAGTCACTGCTGTTGCGCCTGCTAAAATTGGAGCAGTCACTCCGACACTGAGAGCCGTACCCATCCCGGAAATACCTTTACCGAATGATTCAATTTTTTTGCCCGAGTTAATCAATACATCAGAATTAGCTTTTAATTTGCCAGTGAACCCTTCAGTTTCAACTTTCATCCGCGCAATTTGCCCGACAGTTGTTTTCATTTGAGATTCGTAACTTGCGGATCTAGCTGTTGCTTGATTCAATTGATTAGCGTATTTAGCAGTCGAAGCAGTAGCGTTTCCATTAGAGTCAAAACTATCCTTATAAGCCTTAGTGAGCAATTCTACTTGCTTTTCATTTGCTTGTAGAACTCCGCCTAAACCATTATATTTTGCTTGTAAAGCACCGAGAGAATTACCTGAAGAGTTCATTACTTGCATCTGTGATTTCATTGCTTTCATTTGATGGTTAACAGCGTTTTTAGCTCCGGCTAGACCTTTTGAAAAAGCTGAACTGTCTAAGTCTAGTTTGATAATCATATTGCCTAAAGGTTTTCCATTTGCCATATGTTTACCTCCTCTCTACATGGTTTTCAAGAAGTCTTTAAGATCAACTTCTTTTTGTTTCTCTTTCTTAGGCGAAGTGCACGCAATTTTCATCATCATTTCAAAGGAATTATCTTCTATGTCAGATAGTGACCATCCTGCTTTCACTAACTCTCTGCATAGGTTTAAGTACATTTCTTCTGCTTCTTCGGGTGTTACTTTTTTGCGTCTGGGTCTGGATTACTTTCAATCCCCATTACTTCTCCTAGGATGTCGTCCAATGTGCTCATTACCTTCTCAGATGGTAAACCATCAAGAATTTGTTCAGCTGTCAATTTGCTATCCCTGAAGATACCTACAGCAAAATCCAAATAAATGTCTAAACGATTCCAAATCATTACTCCATCTTCGTTTAGCTTTTTGATTGTTTCTAAAGCTTTTCGATAATCTTTACCTGTTGTGTCTATGTTTTCATAGACTTTCTTTCCTGATTCTTCCTTCAATTCAATTCTTACTTTTGCCATTTAGATTCCTCCATTATTTTCCAAATAAAAAAGCTAGTCCGAAGACTAGCCCGCTGCTTTTTCAATAACTGTAATAGTACATTTTGCTACTTTACCGCCATCCGTAGTAGTAAATGAAACTTCTGTAGTTCCGCCAACTTCAGCGTCTGTTTTTACTGTGACGTTGCCTCCAGTAACCGTAGCTACAGCTGTATTCGAACTGCTCCAGCTTCCTGTTTTGTCTGTTGCATTTGCTGGTGTTACAGTAGGAGTTAATTTTAAGGTTCCTCCTTGTTCAACTTCAGCTGTCGTTTTATCCAACGTCACACCAGTAACTGAAATTGGAAGAGTGGTAAATGCAGGAATATCTACTTTTACTGATTCTTGACCTCCGACCACACGCGTAGCTTGATAATCTCCTTTAGCAACTTGAGTATTTGCTGCAATTCCAGTAATAGTTAGAGGGCTTTCGCCCTCCGTCACTTTTGTTCCATCTTTTTTATAAATTTTAAATGTATCTGGCATAGTTATCCTCCTAACTTAATTCAACTGTTACCCCATTAATAGTGGGAGTGATTGCTCCAACAACGGAGCTAGTTACTTCCCCGCTGCAGGAAATACCATCTCTTTCAAAGCAGTAATAGAAGCTTCTTCGTCTCCAACATATTTTGCGACTGTTTGGCCTTTAGCATCACCTTCAACATCATTGGCAATCGCTGAAAATACATATTCTTCTGCTTCTGGTTCGAAAGCTTCATTTGTCGTAGTGTTAAGATTAATAGATTCCCGACTGAATTTCCCTTTGAACATCGCAAGCATCGCTGTATCGCCGTTCAAATCCTCCGATTCCATCAAAATTGCACAATATGGTGGCTCAGTATCTTCTCCCAAGAAGCTGATTTTGTTTGTATCGGTTTTGTAACCAAGAATTTTGTCATTTACTTCTGTTGGTAAATCTAACAATCCAAAAGTAGCTGAAACATCGCCTGTTCCTTTTTGAGAGACATAGTAAGCGATGTTCGATCCGTAAACTTTTGATGGTTCTTTTGATAGCCCACTGATTTCAGCAGATACAGTCGCCCCTTTGTCTTGTTCACCTTCAATTACATATAAATTTGCTGCTGGAATCTTCCCTGTGCTGTCAAAGACCCCGATTGTCATTTTTTTGAATCCTACTAATGTCATAAAATTTTCCTCCTAATTTTGGGTAATAAAAAAAGACACGTTATTTTCGTGTCTTAATTTCTAATATTCGGTATCGTAAATTTTTGTATTTCCTTCGTAACGACGCGCGTCTACAAAGCGTTTTGTTTCAGAAAAGTATTCATCTAACCCTTGCCCGGAAATTTGGCCAAAGCCTAGTTTTTTCATCTCTTTTTTTATCTCATATTGAATCTGCTTGCATGTTGCTCTATATTTCGATTCAACGTCAATCTGTATCATATGCTCTACAGAAAGTTCTTTGTTACTTCCGTGGTACGCTTCGTTGGGTGTATCTACAGGACGAATTGTGATCATTGGACCTGTTTTATCGGCGGTTTCAGGTTGCTCATAAAATTTAATACGATATTGCTCGGTATTCTCGTTGTAGGTCATTGAACGAATATACTCATTCAAACAAAGAGCCTCGTAAATGATATTAAGCATATCTTTCATAAACTCTTTTTAACCTCCTCCCCTACAGCATCAAAGTACAACGGCTCGGAATTCTTAAGTGATTTTGTTATTACACCAAATCCTCTCGGTCTAATTTGTTTGCCCTTTCGTGTATATCCCCATTCATTCAAATGAATGATTCTATATCGTTGATGTGGACCATTCCAACCGATTTCAGCTTCTGCCTTGTAATCTCTATACGTAGCGTTCTTGCGAACAACCTCAGCGATCGTATAACCTTTGTCTTTAAAAACGGTCATGTCCTTTTGCAACTGTTTTTCTACTTTTTCAGCGCCAACATTGATTGCTTTTTTTGTCAATGTCTTAGTTTTCTTTTCTCCAAACTTTTTCTCTAAAGCTTGGATTGTTTCTTGAACGCCTTCAAACTTTACGTTACTCATCGTTTATCACCGCTAATAAAAGTGTGACAAACTCATTCGAGGCTAAATCATGTCGTACTTCCACGATATTCCATCTGAGTCCGGAATATCGATAATCAATTATTTCTGCGAAATCTTTATTGTCCGGAGTATACTTTTTTCTCGGATCACGCATCACCAGAGTGACAGCCAACTTAGTATCTAATCCATTCAAAACTTCAAGGTCCTTCATTGATGGATCGTATATTTCAGCTCTTGTTTTATACAATATTTTTCCCTCATCATTACCGGGTTCAGGGCCATTTGAAGGTTTATATTGATAAAAGAAAACTTTTGTATTTAATTTTCTTGTACTAGACCTTTTCAGTGGACTCACCTTCTTTGAATACTTTATAACTCGCTTTGAGTTGAAGAATAAGAGAGTTGAAGCCTAAATCATACTCTCTTAAACCTCCAGTTGCATTCGCTGTTTCAATGGTAGCTGAGCGTGCATGATAGTAATGATCCGTCAGCATCAAGATAGAAAGGTTTAAAAGATCTGTGGAATCGTTATCTGTTTCATAAAAAGAAGGCTTATCTTGTCCGATAGCTCCTTTGATGTATGCAATAGCAGCTGCCGCAGATCGTTTAATGCCAGTATTATCGTCAGAAAAATCTTCACGAATCGCCTCTTTAATTTCTTCTAAATCTTGTTCATTTTTAGGATCTAGAATCATGAATACACCGCCTAACTAAGTTCGATAGTTGCCCCATCTGCAGTCGGGGTCACTTTCCCGACGACTGCCGGGGCTACGCTTTTTTTATCGTAGCTAGACGGAATGCTGACGCTAGTTTGATTTGATGATCGAACCATGCTGTGACAACAAACAAATTAACACCTGTTTTCACGTCTTTATCTTGTTCGTACGTCGCACCGATATCGTAGTTAAAGTGTGAGTATGAAAAATCTCCGATAACAGGGGTAACAGCAGCATCAGTAAAGATTACTGGTTTACCTAAAATTTGTTCAGGTTGTGCTGTATAAAGAGTGGCACTTCCGTTAGCTAGGGTTTCGATGATATTTAAATAATCGGCATATTTCATCATGATTTTTGCATTTTCACGATAGTCTTCGTGTAGATCAGCAATAGCAGCTTTAATTGCTTTGTATAAATCTTCACCTTCGACTTTTTTAATGTTTACTTCCGTTTCGTCATAAAAACTCATATGTTCTTCACCAGTTTTAGGAGTTGTAGCAAACGCAACTTTACGCTCTTTTGCAGCTACACCAGACTGTAAATTACGCTCTACAGTTGAAACTAAATTCGTATTTGTTCCAGCTAAGATAGTTTCAGAAATACCAGTAAAAACTTTAAACTTATGACGTCCAAAAGCTACTGTATCCCCTTTTGCTTTCAGTTCTTTTGCTGTCTCCATATCTGCAATAAAATCATCATCATCCAATGTGAAAGAAACTTTTGGAATTTCTAGATTAGGAATATTTGTGATAGCTGAAACATCTCTTAATGGATTTTTTACAATCGGTTCAGAGATAATGTCGGTAGCTACTGTTTTAGGTAAGAATTTCCCACCTTTTGATGCATCATCATCGCCTAATACTTGTAAAACATCTGATGGAACAGCTTCTTTTGCAATGGTTTTGCGAATCAATTCTGCTTTTGCATCAATTACTTTTTGTTTAGGATTTTCAGAAGTAGTAAATTGTCCTTTTGACAAATTAGCCTTTTGTTCTGCTTCCATTTGGTCGTGTTGAGTTTTGATAATATCGAAACGTTGCTGTAAATCATCTTTTGATTTTTGCATTTGAACTAACTCTTCAGCGCTCGTCCCTGGATCTGTTGCTTTTTGCATAATCGTATTGTTTTGTTTTTGAATTTGCTGTCCTAATGTAGCTAAATCTTGTTTTAATTCATACAATGTTTTCATTTATAATCCTCCTAGAATTGTGCCTATCAAGGCTTTGTTTTGTTTTGTATGTTCAACGATTTTTTCTATTTTTTCTTGGTCTCTCGAGTCTTCTTGTCTAGAGTCCAAGAGTTTTTCTGGAACTTTTTGATACGTTTCAAACAGTTTTTGACTGATTGAAGCTGCAACTTGATTAGCTGACTCAACCACATCGCAAAGACCGTAATTGTATGCTTCTTGAGCAGACATCCAAGTTTCTTCGTCCATAATTTGTTTTATTTTTTCTTCTGTTAACTTTTCACCAGCTTTTGCTAAATACGTAACTACAGAAGATTCAGCTATTTTGTCCAAATCATCTGCTTGTTTACGTAGCTCTTTGGCATTTCCCATTGAAATTGTCCAAGGATTGTGGATCATTAACATGCTGTTCTCAGGCATAATGACTTCATCACAGCTTGCTACAATCACACTGGCAATCGAAGCAGCTAAAGCATCCACATGAGCTACAACACGTGCTTTGTGCTGTCGCAACATATTTCCGATTGCAATTCCTTCAAAAACAGACCCGCCTGGTGAATTTATGTGAAGATTAATCTGACTAACTTCTCCAAGCTCCTTCAAATCTTTTTGAAAACTTGCTGCAGTAGTGTCTGTGTCGTCCCATTTGAAGGAGACAATTTCTCCAAATATAAAAACGTCTGCTTCATTTTGATTAGCAGACTGTTTACATTCCCAAAACTTTTTCATTTCAACCCTCCTTTCAAGGCAAAATAAAAAAGACCTAACTATTTTCAGTTACGTCTGTTTCACTAGATTTATTCGATTTTCTTAAGGTTGGATCCATTTCTTGTGGGTACATATCACCTGAAATCCATAGATCAGCAGCTTTACCACCACGTGGAGGCATTTCTTCTAACATTCTTGCTTCGTCAGGAGACATCCAACCGTCGCGTATTCCGCCATGATAAAATTTTTGGCGTGCATCACTGTCTCCGCGAAGCAATCCCATCATGTTAAATTTGAAGTAGTATCCTTTTATTCTTTCAGTTTTTTGAAGTATTTTCTTATTAAACTCTCTTTCATATTGCTTCACAATCGGAGTGAGTGTCATATTAACGAATAGTTGCATCAACTGCTCATTTGATGAGAAGCTGCTACTGTCAGAGTTCAAGAAAATGCTAGGAACGTTATAAACATTAGCAATGCGATCTCGAGTAATTTCCTCAGTGATCTTCATATCAGTTGCTACGAAGTTCCGTTTCATTTCTTCAATGGTTACACCCGGCTCTTGAAAAAGCACGCCACCGTTTTCTTCATAGAAACGTCGGAAATCTTCCACTACGGCTTTTCTTTTTTCTTCATCAACGTTAGTGTTATAAGTTAAGATGAATGAATCTCGCAAAGATTGCATTTCTTTTAAAGAAAATTCGCGGACCGCTTTATCAAAATCATTCGAATTCTTCAATACTTGAATTGGACTTATTCCCTTCCAATTTCCGTTTCCTGCGATATGTCGGACATGAATAACATCAGTATTATGAAAATAAAAAGTTTTACCATCATTATTCACTTGATACCATAATTCTTTACTATCCTGTTCAATTACTGGTTCAACATAGTTTGGATTGAAAGGGAGCAAAGTATCAAATTGCCCTCGAAAATCTCGAATAATCAAAGCATAGCCGTTTCCATTTGTATTTCTGCTAACTTCAAGTACATTAATTATTTGATCTAAAGTTTGATTTTTGTTAGGAAAATATATTAATCGGTCCATAGATTCATCGAATTGTTGATCATAATTCAGATATTTTTTGAATGGTAGACTGGACAATGTATTACTTAAACGAGAAACGACTGAAAAAATATTTTCATTTGTTTCAAGAGTTGAATTTTCTATTCCAAAAAAAGTCTTGCCAAACCAAGCCTTAAAGTTACTACTGGTTGAGTAATCTTTTATAATTGCCTGTTTGATAAATTTTGGAGTTACTCTATTAACCACTTTTTGAAACTTATTCATTATTTACCTCCTTTCATCATTTCTCTGACGCTTATGAAACCAATGGTTCCGCTCTGTTTAGATTTTGTAGCAAACATTTCAACTACGCTGACATGACTATTCAATACAGCAGCAAAACCATCTATTTTCCTATTCTTCGATTGTTTTGTCGGCATCCAATTATTGTTGCGATCTTGAACTAGCTTCACGTTAGAAAGATACCATCTAAAAATTTTCTGTTGGTTATAAATTACTTTCCCATCTAAAAAGCGTTCTTTCAAATCTTTCATTGGACCACCAAGAGTAGTGAAGCCCTGAATAGCTTCTTCCATCACAAATCCGTAGTCAATCATTTGCCGGTTCAAAATCAAACTGTTTCTCCTGTCATATCTGATTTTCAGTATTTTATATTTTTTTGATTGTTCAACAAACCAGTCAAAAACAAACTGGTAATCGACATAACTGCCTGGTGTCACAGTTAGATCACCTGATTTTATCCAAGCATCCAACCGTTGTTTATTATTGTCGGTGTTATATCTCTCTTGCGAAATCCAACTATGTTCTAGAACTGCTATTTCTCCAGTTTCGTAAATAGGAAACTCTAAATTAGCCGACGTGAAATCTTGTGTTTCTGATAAATCATATCCTCCAACACATTCTTCACCTTCCATCGTTTCCCAATCAATTATTTTATTATTCTTATTGATTGTCTGCATATCCAGAAACGATAGTTCATCTATGTCGGAAAATAGATTGAACTGCTTAGTGATCCAGTCTGCACGTTCCTGGGGACTATTACGCTCTGTTTTCCAATCGGTTACTAAATCGACAAATGACATCAATCCTATATTTGGATTAGCTTTGATCCAATTTCTTGGATCATCCGCTTCAGAAACATCATCTAGCTTTGCTACAAAATAAAAAACTCGTTCATCTAGTCCATCTTCGAGATGTTCTAAACAATCGAGTGCATTGTCATAATATTGCATAAGCGGTCCATCAAGAACATAACCAGCTGTAGTTATATAAACAATCAGCGGTTGTCTTCGTGTACCACGAGATTTTTTTATTACATTTATCAATTTGAAATTAATAAATTCATGAATTTCATCAAAAATCGCAAAATGAGTGTTTAAGCCATCAAGCTTTTTACTATCCGATGCTCGAGCTTCCATTTTAGAGAAAGTAATCTCATCTTTAATTAAGGATCTTTGTGGCTTGTATTTTTTATCCAAACGTGGCGATTGTTTCACCATTTCTTTGGTTTTATCGAACAAAATAGACGCTTGATCTTTTGCATTGGCCAAAACATAGACATTGGCACCTTGTTCATGATCATATCCAAGCATGTAAGCAGATAGTCCACTGATAAGAGATGTCTTTCCATTTTTACGACCAACGAATGTCAAAGCTTCACGAAAACGTCGGATTCCTGTGTCTTTATGAATCCATCCGAACATCGAACCGATGATAAAATGTTGCCATGGTTGCAAAATAAATCTGTCAAAGTCGCCTTCAGTCGGACGGCAATTATCTTCAATAAAACGAATAGGACGATGCCCTGCTTCTTCATCAAAAATCCACGGAAATTCTTCCGTTCCTTGTCGCTTTAAATCTAATAAATGACGTTTAGCAGCAAGGATGTTTTCTTTGCTCGCTGGTATAGATCCATCAATCAATCGCTCAGCATACCAAGTGGTTAAAAGTTCAGGATATGGTTCTAATAAGATGCCTCCCCATGAAGCTTGTTCTTCTTTATAATCAAACCACCACTTCTCCAATTCTGAATAAGATAGTTTCATTAAGTCCATTCAGAATCATCCTCATCCTGAGCCATTTTAATAGCTAATTTTGCTCTCGCAGAGGGCGACAGACCCAAATCGCTACCAAAAGCACGTAGATTTCTAGAACAAGTGTCCATCTGCTTAGACAAAGGATTTCCATAAAGTTCCGAAGGTTCATGAAAAGAATCACCATTCTCTTCAGCCATTTTCTTTTTTTCTTGGTATTCACTTTTGTATTCTCGTTGCATCTTCTTGTACTGTTTAACCAAAACCACGTATTGTGAATACCAGCTACAGTACATTGCCATAACATAAATATCAGGATTAGTTACTAGTTCAACAGAAAGAAGTTCTTCTTTTATAAATTCAAAAATATCCTTTCCTTGTTTATCTAGCCAGGTAGGAGCTTTAATTTTATCCGTCTGCATTTGCAGCTGCTCTTCGGCTTCAGCCCGTTTCTTTAATTCTTTAGTGTTCTTTTTATTAGGATTTTTTTGTAAAAGCTGTAATTTTGCACTTTTTGCTGGTCGCGGCATTTTATCACCTTCTTTCATGGTAGAATTAAAATAAAAAATGGAGGTATAAAAATGATTGAAGCACTAAATCTTGATCAAATATATAAAGTAACAAATAAATACCAAACTGACAGAATAATTGGAATCCTTTTTGCCAGATATGATACATCCAAAAATTTAATTGAACCCAATTATGATTTTTGGAACAAATTAACATCAGCGCATTTCGATATTTTTTTAGCTGGTTATGGCGCATATCTCTCGCCTGACGAAGAGACATCTCGAAAAAAAATCATATCTTTTTCTGATTCAAACGAAAAACGTATATATTTTGATAATGACGCATACATCAGCGTTGTCAAAAAATTTAAAAATGAGTTAAAAGCATTCAAATATGATGATAGTGTTCCTTTATTAGTCTTATTAGACACAGAGAACGGGATTATCAAATGGAGTAAGCCCTTAATCATAAAATTAAGCGATTCGTCTAAGGATTATAGTTTATCTAGGTCTTTTATCTGTAAGATTTCTGATTTAACGAGCCAGTTTTACTACCTTTCAGATATATGGTATAAGTTAAAGCGTTATAAAATACGAAAAAGAATAACGAATTCAGTTTCTTTATCCGATATAATTGCTCTTATAGCATTACTGAAGCCTTAAAAAATTGAAAAGCGGTAAAACATTCAAGGAGGGAGCTCACCGGTCTTGGCGCCCTCCTGTTTCTACTTTTCTAAATAGGGGGGGCTACTTGCCTTTACTTCTTCTAAGTTCTATTTCCACTCGTAAACTCTCACACGCTAATCTAGGTGTCGCTAGAACTTGGTGATTAGTCTCACGAGATGCATAGGTTGATTCTATAATTACAGTTCCGTCCAAAACATCCGTTTTTAATTTATTAATTCCTTCAATGAGATGATCTAAAGACTCAATCTGTTTATTTTTTGCATTACTCTCTTGTGGCATAGAACTTCACTACCTTTCTCTTCGTCTTAACTTTCTTTTCTCCTCCTGATTTCTCAGGATGTTCTTTGTTATGGCAAGCAAGGCAAACAAGCTCTAGGTTATCTATGTCCCAGAACTTAGTTATATCTTCTCTTGCTTCGATTATGTGATGGACAACTACTCCTCTTGTTATTATCCCTCGACGTTGACACTCTTGACATACACCAAAGTCTCTTGCTATAACTAGTTCTCTAAGCTTCCTCCACTTGTTCGTCTTATATAGTTTGTCTATCTCGTCTCTAGGTCTAGCTTCTTTCATTTACATATCTCTCTTGTGCCCAATGATTTTTCTATCTAAGTACTTGTTATTAGGTGAATCATAATACTCAATAGTGATGTCGTTAACTCCTCTGGGCACTTGGTACTCATCGTCTTCCGTGTGCCAATGGTAAGTAATATCAATAAGACCTCTCGGCATCTCATCCATTCGTTGACCTTTATAATAAACTTCTGGTACTGAGTCAGTATCTTTTAGTTTGATCTCTAATAGATTGTTTTTATTTAAATCTTCTGTAACATTCTCTTGAATATCTTCTTTATAAAAAGTTCTAGTAATTGAATCATTCCAAAGAAAAATAATTTGTTCGAATTTTTCTAGCAACTCTTCAACACTACAATACGCAACGTGAGTCCCACCCAATACTCTTCTCTTTAACCAAAATATCTCATCTTTATAAATTGGCATCTCTTCTGTCGTAAATACGACCGGATTGCCTTGCAAGTTAGTAGCTATCACTAAATATTCTTCTTTTCTTTTATTCCAGAACATCGATTACTTCTCCTTTGCATCATTTTTTAATTTTGCTGACATACACATTAACTAAGGCTTCTTGCACTTTGAATATCCCTTCAACGCCTAATCCTTTTACATCTAGATCTAGCCTATCTTTCAAGAACTTAGCATTGTGCTCTGCTCTAATTGTTTGCTCAGCGATGAAATAATTTAGTGCCGCTACTTCATCCATCTTTAACCCCGCCAAACTAATGATGTTCATGAATAAGGCAGCTAGTTCATCCATATCTTTCTCTGCTCTTATCTTCTCAATCAACTTGATGTAATCATAGTTATCATTCATTTGATGTACCTCTCAATGTTTTGTTGAATATATTCGTCTTTCCAATATCCATGGCCGCAGTAACGAAGATTGTACTTATCGATCTCTTTCGGTGTAGCTTCTCTGGTCATTTCAATGATGGAGTACTTCTTTTTGATTTGGACTGATTGGACAACTCTAATTGGATCATCTGCGTTTGGTTGCGGATATTTATTTGATAATGATACATACCAGTAGTTCCTCATTAGCCATTCTTCTCTTCAATAGCATTTAGATCATTGTAAATAGCCTTTGCTGTCTCTAATCCGACCCGCAGTCTTCGTTGAATGACTCCAACAGTTAGCTCCATATCAACTTCTTCATAGTCCTTCTTTAATCGCTTCATTTCCTCGAAATCTTTAGCGGTATATTGTTTCATATAATTATTCTCCTTTTAAATAAAATAAAAAGACCACTCAACGAGTGATCTAATATGTAATAGCAACCTACACGCAGACAAGTCTGATACTTCCTGCACCTAATCACTGCCACATCCCTCGGTTGCTAGCGGTTTTACTGACAGGCAGTTATGGATTACCGTAAACCAAAGTCACTGGCAAGGAGACAAACCTTGCATGATAACTACCCTAATTTGAACTTACGTTCCGCCCTTAACTGGTTTCTTTTGGAAGTCAAGTGCGTTTACCTATTCCACCACAGTAATCAAAAAACAACTTGTGAAAACGATTACTTTTTGTATAATAAATATTATCAACGATAGAGAGCGTTGAAATTAATCCTTAGGAGTGTTTTTACATGAACAAACATGAAATACAAGCATTTGAACATGCAGTTTTTACTTTCAATAGACTCGCTAAACGAGCAAACGAAGACTTTATTCCGTTTGAAATTATTTGGGATACAAGATTTGGCCCCGCAACAGCTACTAACGTTCTATACAAGACCAGCTCTAATCCAATTATAAATGAATATTTCTTCCACAATGAGTATTTCCATGATGAAGAATCAAATAAAGCTGCATATATAGATGAGTTATATGCATATGTAAATCATGCTGTATCTCAATACTTCAGCGACCTAGTTAGCGGTGGCTATTCACCTAAATTGAATATGGCAGAACGCCCACACGTTCTAATGGATAAGTTACTGGAACTATCTAAATTTGATGAAGCAATTAGTTTAAGAATGCCTAATTACTTAACCACTTGGGATTTTAAAACCTTAGACGAATCTATTAAATTGCCTTTCATTAATGATGAAACTCTGATATTACGTCCTCTATGTTTAATTAAAGAACAGACAACAACTTCATAAGAAGAAATGAACTATTTTTGATTTGGTTTATTTGTAGCTGTTGCCTGTTTATTAACAATTTTAAAATAAACAGCGATCGTATAGAGAAAAAATATGTGAGTAGTTTTTCCGATTGCTCTCTATTCAAAGAAGAAGTTAGCAACGATAAGGGAGGTTTCCTCCCTTACATTTTATTTTGTCTCAGACCTATCACTAATCTTTCGACACTACCATAATATCACTGGTAAATAGCTAAAAACCGCCATCATTCCGCCAAAAAACCGCCAAATTATTTATAAGCAATTATTCTTCCATGTTTATATGCTTCTGCAAACTCTATTAGAGCTTCCGACTTCATCCGTTGTATACTTCTTTCTGAATAACCCACTTCACGGCTAATTCTGTAGTTTGAGAAGCTATCTGGCACACAGAAGCTGTAGTAGAGTATCTGACGGCTAATCAGACTAAGAGCCATCAAAGCCGCTAGAATCGCATCTCTCTCTGCTTCTATATCCATCATCTGAATGACCGCGTCTTCTGCCTTATTGCCGTGCTTCGGTGCCTTCGGCATATCCGTAATAATCGGCGACTTAATATCTATCAAAGAGCGACCTGCCATCCGCTCCAAACGCCGAAAGTTCTTCAGCACATCTCTCGCATTACATCTTGTCTGTTTGAAATCTACCTCTCGTAACAATTGCATCAAGTCAAACCGCTCCTTTATGTGATATAATAAATGTGCTAGATTTATTGAATCAGTCGGAGCGATCCGGCTTTTTTTATTTGTCATTGATTAGTTCTATATCCACCAATCTCGCTACAGCTAAATTATCTTTACTCTTCGCTAACCACTTGTCACATTTCATCGTGTTTTCAATACGAATGATTGCTGAGTGATTGTAGACGTGTTCTACATATCCACGAAATGGATAGATAAACTCTTCTGCTTCACATCGAACCATGTCGCCGACTTTGAATTTTGATTTCTTGCGTGTTTTAGGATTCTTTGTCTGCATATCTAGCATTAAACCGCCGATACCGTGACTGCTAGCGTAAAATCCGTCTTTTAGTTTCATTATGCTTCCTCCAATTTTATAGATAATGTTTTCGCAGATGGTGATTCCGCTTTTTTTAACTGCGCTATATCTTTATTTGCTGATCTTTCATCAAAATACTCCTGAGCTCTCCTCTTGTTTTTTGTAAAAACTGGCTTACTATCATTCCAACAATGGAAATAAACTTTCTTAAACGAACCATCTGTGTAATCGAACAGATAAAATGCTATTTTGAACATTCATTCCGCTTCCTCCAAATCACTCGACTTCACGAACACACCATCTACCATCTTCCCTGTGCGTCCTTTGATTTCGTTGTACGCCATTTCTAAACACTCTTGTACATTTGTCCCTTTTTGCATGGAAAGGATAATCAGAGTGACGATTACGTCTCCTACGCTATCTTTAAATAACTCATCATTACTTCTTGCCATTGCTGAAGCGATTTCCCCGAATTCCTCGGATACTTTCAAAAACTGTGCTTTTGGATCTGCTTGATCCAATCTCTTATCTTTTGCCCACTGCTCTACTTTTGTGATTAGTTCGTCCATTATTCTTCCTCCTCAAAATATTCTTTCAATGTTCTAACTAAGCTTTCGTATAGTGGCTTAAATGATTCACTAGCGATCAACTCGATATTTCCTAGATTAGTAAAGTGTTCTTCTATCTCTTCTTTCAACATTTCTTCGTCCATTATTTCTCCTCCTCAATCTCACATGCCTGTTCAAACTGTCTAGTGATGTTTTCTAACGCTTTTTTGTACTCGATAATTCTTTTTATCGTTCTTTCTTCACTTAACACGTAATCGCGTTGTATCGCCTTTAAACACGATGAGACAGTTTGGAAGTATCCGATATCTGCTCGTGATTCTTCTTTTGCTTCGGTGTAGCGGATGTTTCCTTCTTCATCTCGTCTTACCTTCGATAAGACAATGTTTCTAGAATCACTGGTAATTCGATAATC